GGTAGCTGTAGAACAGGGCGAGGATCGGCCCGGCCGAGTCGTGCAGCTCGCGCAGGTCGCCGCGCAGGTCGTAGACCAGCTCGTCGGCATAGTCGGCGAGCTCCTGGAAGCTCTCGACGTCGAGGTTGCGCCCGGTGAAGAACTGCCCGAGCCCGCCGCGGCGGTCGAGGTGCAGGAATGCCAGGACCCACGCCGGGTTGCGCGAGTACGCGAGCGTGAAGCTGGGCGAGCTGGCCGAGGCGCCGTCCCAGATCGGCACGTGCGCGCCCTCGATCACGAAGGTCAGCGTCGGCTTCGAGCCGTTGAGCTGATCCTGCGCCTTCACGCGCACGGCCGCGAGCGCGTGGCCGGGGAACGAGAACGGCTCGTCCACGTGCGTCTGGAGCAGCGACCAGACCATGTCGTCGACGCGCGCGGTGCTCGTGACGTCCTTGAGCGCGCGCATGACCTCGACGCGGTAGCGGCTGCGCTTGACCGTGTTCGACGCGGGCTGGAGCTCCATGATCCCGAGCAGCGAGCCGACGCGGACGTTGCTCGCGAAGCTCACGCCGCCGCCCAGGCGCGTCGTCAGCGTGTTGCCCAGCGTGCCGAAGTCCGCGACGGAGCCGCCGGCGCCGACGACCGGCGGAGACTCCTCGAAGTGGTAGCCGGCTACGACGCCGGTCGTGCTCGCGTGGAACGTGCCCGTGCCGGTGTTGAAGCTGCGGCGCAGCTCGTCGCTCGTCAGCACGCGCGAGTAGAGGACGAGCTCGTCGAGGTGCCCCTTGAAATACTCGGCGTTGCTGGTGTTCGAGCCGGTGCGGCGCGCGACGTTGAACGCCGTCGCCGTGGCCGGCAGCGTCAGGTCGAGCGTGGCGATCACCTCGACGATCAGCTCGCCGTCGCAGTAGATGCGCAGCCGGTCGAGCGCGCCGACCGCGTTCGGCTCGTAGGTGAACGCGCCGTGCGACCAGTCGGACTGCGGGCCGTTCGTCGCGCCCGGGGCCTCGTAGTGGATCACTCCGAGCCAGCGCGCGTCCCCGAGCTCGCTCGCGGTCGTGCTGCCGGTCTGCCCGTTCGTGTTGCGGTCGAAGTAGTCCTTGATCGTGCTGCCGTTGCCGACCTGCACGACGGGCACGATGCGGTCGCGGAACTGCCCGGCCGCGACCTGGAACGTCTGCAGCCGGTACACGACGCGGAAGCCGCGGCTCGTCGCGGTGTCGAGCAGGTCCAGCACCGGCGCCGGCTTCGTCAGGCCGGTGTCCGCGAGCGCGCTGTTCGTGCTGCCGGTCTGCGAGCCGTTCGGGCGCAGGCACGCCCACCACTCCGCGCTGATCGGAGCCGTCGTGCTCGCGGCGGCCCAGGTGGGCGGGTAGGTCAGCCCGGCCGTGCGGTCGAGCCACGCCTCCTGGAAGCCGGACGCCGCGAAGTCGAAGCTCGCGAGTTTGCTGCGCGCCGGCTCGACGTAGGTCTGCGCGTCGTAGAATGGGAAGCGGAAGTCGAGCGTGAACTGGCCCTGCACCTCCGCGCGGTAGAGCGGCGTCGGGCGCAGGCGCACGTAGCCGTCTCCCTGCGGGCCGCCGCTCGTGATCGGCGAGCCGCCGCCGTCGAGCTCGACGTAGCGCACCGCGAGCGAGGTCGCGTACTCGTAGGGGCTGCCGGTGCTCGAGACGGAGTAGAGCCCCTGCGGGAACTGCACGACGACGGTGAAGTGGTCGACGTCGCGGTCGAGGATCGACTGCGCCACGCCGTAGAGGTCCCACGTGGCGTTCTCGGTCGTCAGCTCCGGGCCGGTCGTGCCGCCGGGGCTGAGCGGCCAGAACGGGAGCAGGTACTCGTACGCCGCCCCGGTGCTCGGCGGCCCGGTCAGGGGCGTCGTGATGTCGGTCGTCTGCTCGTCGAGGTTGAAGCCTGGGATGGCCAGCTGCTCCGCGGTGCCGAGCCGCACGTGCAGCTCCACGCCGTCGTAGTCCGTCGCCGGCGTGTCGTTGATGAAGAGCGTGCCCGGCACGCGCAGCTCCTCGATCGCGTCGCTGCGCAGCGGGACGTCCGGCTCCGTGTCCTCGGTCTGCCCGCAGATGGACTCGATCGTGCCGTAGCCGAACGAGACGAGCGCGTTGTACCAGGAGCCGAGCGGGCCGCGGCTCTCGACGAACTCCGCGATGACCTGCCCGCCGACGCGCAGCTTCCCGAAGTAGACCGGGATCGGCGTGCCTTCCGAGCGCGTCGGCGCGATGCCCGAGAAGCCGTACGTCGCGCTGCGCTCGTCCCCGCGCTCGGTCGGCGGGATGCGCGGCGCCAGCGCGAGCTCGATCTCGGTCGAGACGATCAGCAGGAAGATCAGCTTCACGGCCACGACGTCGCCGGGCACGAGCGCGATCGTCACGTGGTCGCCGTCGCGGACGGGCAGCGTCAGGTCGTGGATGCTCTCGCCGTGCCGGGCGATGATGACGTTGTCGCGGTCGCGCCACTCGCGCGGCACGAGATCCGCGAAGGTGAGCCCGGGCTGCCAGAGCAGGAGCTGCGTCTTGCGCTCGCCCGGCTCGAGCAGGTTCTCGACCGCGTGGAGGTAGATCATGCCGCCTCGACACGGTAGCGACCGATGAGCCCGGGCACCCGCGAGGCGAGCAGCATCAGCCCGCCCTGCCGCCGGGTCACGGTCACGACCCGCGGCGGCTCCAGCGCGACCACGGTCGCGAGGTGCGGCCCCTCGGCCTTGCTGAGCAGCAGGTCGCCCAGGGCCAGCGCCTCGGTCGGCTCCAGGCGGCGCACCCGCCAGTCGGCCCCGGCCAGCGGCCCGCCGGCCTCCAGGCTGCGCACCAGCGCGTCCCCCGCGCGCCCTGGCGCGGGCAGCGCGTCCGGGGGCAGCGGGCGCCCCAGGCGCGCCAGCACGAGCAGGGCGGCCCCTGCGCAGTCCAGGGCGCCAGGGGCGCGCCCGCCGGGGACGAACCTGGCGTCGCGGATCCCGCCGATGAGCACGGCTAGGCTGGGCGGGTGCGACAAGAATGCCATTCTTATGCCATTCCTATGCTCAGCGGGCGCTGGGCCTCGGGATCCCGGGGAAGCCGCCGAAGCGCAGCGGGTGCAGGACGGGCAGCCCCAGCGCGAGCTCGGTCGCGCCCTTGCGCCGGCAGTCCGGCAGCGTCTTGGCGCAGTCCGGCTCGTCCGCGAGGAACGCCGCGTCGTCGACCGGCGCGCCGCACAGGTCGTCGCCGTACTGGTGCCCGCAGTGGAACTTCGAGAACCGCTTGGGGGGCAGCCGGTAGTCGAACAGGTCGCGCAGGCCGACGTCGAGCGCCACGCGGTCGGGCGTGACGGCGCAGCCGGTGACGACACCGTCGATGCGCACCTGCGCGTGGCTGTCGTCAAGGTGCGAGCGGTGGACGATGTGGATCACGACCGGCTGGCCGACGAGCCCGGCGTGGTCCTCGAGCGGCTGCGCGAGCGAGCGGTTCGCGTGCCCGACCTGCAGCTGGAGCTTCGGCGGCTCGCCGTCGCTGTTCTGCTCGATGGCCGAGTGGGAGATCGGCGCCGGCGACCAGACCAGCGGATCTCCGCTCGTGGTCGTGCCGAACTGCACCGGCTCGCGGCTCGCGACGAGGCGGTAGCGCGTCGGCGGCGTGGTCGGCACGTGGATCTCGTAGAGCCAGAGCCAGCCGTCCTCGTCGGACAGCATCCGCGACGCCTCGAGCAGCGGCAGCGAGAGCGCCCTCACGCGACGAGCTCCTCCAGCTCGAACGAGCCGACCCAGGCGTTGCCGCCGGAGCTGGCGAGCCCCAGCCCGACCTGCAGCGCGCGGAAGCGCACCGTCGAGGCGGTCAGCTCGCCGGGCGGCGTCCAGGAGAACGGCACCTGCGGCCCGCGGTGCGCGGCGACGAACGCCTCGAAGGTGGCCTTCTCGGCGTCCGTCCAGGCCGGGATGCTGACGGTCCACGCGCGCGCGAGGGTCGCGTCAGCCAGCGAGGCGTAGCGGTTCCCCAGGTCGAGCTCGTGACGCACGACGCCTACCGCGCTGATCTCCTGCACGGGCCAGCCCTCCGGCAGCGCCAGCGTGCCGGTCGCGCCTGCGCTCTCGGTCGGCATCACGATCCCCTCGAGGTCGTCCTCGGTCAGCACCGTCGTGACGAGCCCCGCGTCGTCGAAGCTGTCCACGTAGAGCGCGCGCCCGACGCCGGCGGGCACGGCCGCGTAGAAGCCCTCGGCCGCGCCGCTCTGCACGCGCGCGCTGGTCGCGTCGATCACCGTGCCGAAGGTATCGAGGCTGATGCCCGGGAGCGGGCTCGCCGGCGCGACGAGCGCGAGCTGGACCCCGGACTCGTACGCGCGCAGCACGGCGGAGCCGGCGAGGTTCGCCTGCACGCTCAGCGCCAGCAGGCGGTCGGCATCCGTCGTGAAGGCGTCCGCCAGCTCCGCGACCAGCACGCGCGTCGAGAAGACCGTGCGGTAGATCGCGAAGCGCGCCGTGCTGTTGAGGTCGTTGTACTCCAGCACGAGGTCGTAGCTCGCCTGCGCCGTGAGCCCGACGCTGGCCGGGTGCGACACGCGCACCGCCGGGCCGGCCGCGCGCGTGCCCAGCGCGGAGCCGCTGCTCGCGAAGCGCACGACGACCTCGCGGCTCTGGCTGACCGGATCGTCGGCGGGGCGCTGGCGCGTGTGCGTCCCGGCGCTCCCGGCCGCGATGCGCACGCGGTCGTTGCCGTCGTCGACGACCAGCGTGCCCGCGCCGCTCGCGCTGAGCGCGTCGCCGAACCAGCCGCTCCCGAGGTCGCGGCCGGAGAAGGCGGCGTTGCTCCCGCCCGGGTAGAGCGCGGACGCACTGAGGTTGTAGCGGCCCCACTCGTCGCGCAGCACGACGTCGCCGGGCGAGGGCGCCGCCTGAAAGTAGTTCACGCACGGCGCAGCCCACACGCTGCCGACGCGGTCCTCGCCGCTCGAGAAGAAGCCGACGCGCCCCGCGGCGGTCAGGCGCGAGCCGCTCGTGTCGGCGAAGGTGAGGAGCGGGGTGTCGACGATCGGGCGCGTGACGCCGAAGTAGACGTAGCAGGCGATCGTCACGGTCGCGCCGGAGCCGGTCACGACCATGCGCACCTGCCGCGGCGCCCACGGTGCGCTCGCGACCCAGCCGACGCTCGTCGTCGCGCCGGTCGGGGTGTCCGCGAGGCGCGTGACGACGCCGGAGTTGACGCGCCAGAGCACGTACTTCCCGCCGCCGACCGCGAGCGAGGAGTCGAAGCACCATCCGAAGAAGTACCCGTCGCCGCCCACGTGGTGCGTGTCCGCCGTGCCCGAGGAGACGACGGTAGCGTTCGCGAGCCGCGCGGCCACGCCGACGAGCGTGCGGCGCGCGCCGGCCGCGCTGTGGAGCTGCGCCGAGTCCTGGCTCTGCTCCTGCCAGCTCACCTCGAGGTCGACGTCGGCCGCGGGCGCGACGCTGCGCGGGATCCAGAGCGTCGGGAGGCGCGTCCCGCCGCTCGAGGCGACGGTGTTCACGGCCGGCGCCGGGTTGCCGCCCAGGCCGATGAAGCCCTGCGCGCTCCAGCCGGAATACAGGCTCGCGAGGTAGCTCCAGGCGGTGATCGCGAAGCCGGTCCCGCCGAGGCCGTAGATCCCATCCGTCGAGCTCGGCGCGGCGCGCACGTAGTCGAACAGGCGCGTGATGTCGAACTTCGGCGTGCCCTGCGTGAAGGGCTCGAGCGTCGGGAGGACCTGCGTCACAGCTCGAACTCCGGCAGGTCGACGGTCTGCCCGGCGAGCTTGTGCTCGCAGTCCGCGCAAAAGACGTAGCGCCCAGCGACGAGGTGTCCGTGGCATCGCGGCTGCGACTTGTACTGCGGGTCCTTCGACTTCCAGGGATGCACTAGCACGCTCGGCATCACGGTCGGCAGGTCGTCCTTGAGCGTGAGGCTCCAGCAATTCTTGCCGCTGACCGTCACGCGGTGGATGTCCTCGCAGCCGGGGCACATCCAGTAGAGGCTCCGGATCTCGGCGCCTTCCTTGTCGATGTGCGTGCCGTAGTGGAAGCGCTGCTTCACCGCGTCTTCCTCACGCTCTCCCGCAGCCCGGCGTGGCGCCCGGTGCGGATCTGGTCGGCCGCGATGTCCCCGATCACGCGCCCGTGCTCGACGAGCAGCTCGCGCACGCCGCGCGCGTCAAGGGCCGTCACCGAGTAGCTGACCTGCACGGTGATGCTCCCGCCGCCGCCGCCGTTCTTGAACTCGACCGGGATGCCGCGGCCGGCGCCGGGCAGCGGCACGATCGCCTCGCGCTGCGCGTGGTTGTCCCCGATCAGCGCGAACTGCGGGCCGACCGCGATGCCGCCGGGCGCGAAGCTGCGCAGGCCGCCGGAGATCACGCCGCCGTCCGCCTTCGCGGTGTAGCTGATGCCCGCGCCCTCGCCGCCGATGGTGTGCGTGCCGCTGCCGGAGAGCCCACCGAACAGCGCGCCGAAGAGACGCTGCGAGAGGATCTGCGAGGCGATCGCCGAGAAGTCGTGCGCGAAGCCGCGCAGGATATCGCGCGCGTTCGCGGTGCCCTCGAGGATCCCCTGGATGGCCTGCTGCGAGGCGTTCGCGAAGGCGTCGATCGAGCGCGTCGCGAGCTCGTAGCCCTGCCGCGTCGTGTCGGCAAACTCCGTCAGCTTGTCCTGGAAGCCGGCGCTGAACCCCTTGCCGAAGTCGGCCGCAGCACGCGCCGCTTCCCGGATCGCGTCGGCCAGCTTCTGCATCGCGACCTGCTTCCCGATGATGTCGTTCGGGTCGATCGTGATCAGGTTCGCCAGCAGCGGCTCGACCTGCCTCCGGATCAGGGCCTGAGTCCGATCCTTGTCGATCTCGATCTGCGGCTTGATCGCGATCTCGAAGTCCGCTCCCTTCTGCTGCTCGAGGTCCTGGCGCAGCGTCTTGAGCTTCTCGAGCGCGTCGGCCTCGATCTTGAAGGCGTGCGCAGCAGCTCCTGCCTTCGCGATCGCCGTCGCGACCGAGAGCAGCGGGAAGACGAGGTTCGTGCTCGTCTCGTGCATCTTGTCGAGCGCCAAGTTCTGCTCGAGGAAGGAGTTCGTCACGAGCCGCTCGCGCTGCGTCTGGAGGGCGGAGACCTGCTTCAGCGTCTCGGCGTTGGCGATCTCCGCGCCGTAGAGCTTCGTGCGCTCGGCGAGCAGCGCCTGCGTGTCGCGGATCTGGTCGTCGATCGCGGCGATCTGACGCTCCGAGGTCGGCAGCGTCGCCTCCTGCGCCTTGCGCACCGTGTCGAAGAAGGCGCGCAGCGACTTGGTCTCGTCCTCCAGCGCCTTGATGTCGGTCGCGTCGGTCGTGTCCGGCTTGTGGAACCTGCCCGAGGCCGCGTCCTGCACCAGCTTCTGCAGGTCCGTGAACTGCTTGCGCACCACCTCCGGCACCTGATCGGCGCTCAGGATGCCGTGGAAGTCCGGCCCCTTGAGCGTCGTGACGAACTGCTGGAGCGCCTGCTGCGCCTTCTCGACGCCGAGCTTCTCCTCGAGGCTCGGGATGTGCTCCGCGACGTCGGTGATCTGCTTGAGCGGCACGACGAGCTGCTGCGTGCTGGCAGACGCCGCGTCGACGCTCTTCGCGATCCCGTCCGCGATGGCGTTCTGCGAGTCGAGCTCGTCCTGCGCCTGCGAGACGAACGCCTTGACGACGTTCTCGAACGGGTAGGTAGCCTTGTCCTTGCTGTTGAACGCCTTGCCCGCGATGCTGCCGAGGCGCAGGAAGAACTTCTCGAACCCGGTGCCGGCCTCCCCGACCGGAGCCCCCAGGTTGTTCTTGACGCTCTCCTTGAAACGCTTGAGCTCGTTGTCGGTGCCGGCCAGCTCCTCGGCCAGCTTGCCGAAAGCCTCCTGCGACTGAGGACCGAGCAGCTGGATCTGCCCGAGCACCTCGGGCATGTCCTTCTGCGCGAGCTGGCGCAGCGCCGTGCCGGTGCGCGCGCTGCCGAAGATCGTGTTGAACTCCTCCGGCGGCACGAGCTTCTGCATCTTCTCGAGCACGGCCGCGAGCGGCGTCGCGCTCTTGAGGGCCTCGTCGAGGGAGCCGGTGAAACGCTCGATCTTCTGCCGCACGGGATCCGCGGTGTTGCTGATCTGCGTGAGGAAGCCACGCAGGCCGAACTCCGTCTGCTGCGGGGTCAGGCCGCCGGACGTCAGCTTGCCGGTGATGACCGCGAGCTCGTCGAGGCTGACGCCGGCCGTCTTCGCCGTCGCGCCCGTGTAGGCGAGGAAGCTCGCCATCTCCTGGAAGGGCACCTTGCCCAGCTTCGCGGCCTCGAAGACCTTGAACATGGTCTCCTGGGCCTTCGAGTTGTCGATCCCGAACGCCTTGAGGATGTCGGCGGTCAGCGAGACCGAGGTGCGCAGGTCCCCGAGGCCGAGGTGCGAGAGCTGGATCGCCGTCTCGCCGAACTTCAGCAGGCCGTCGCCCGCCAGCCCGGTCTTCTGCGCGATCAGCGCCGTCGCGTCGGCGATCTCGGTCGCACCCTCGCCATACTTCGTCGACTGCTCGCGGATCGCGTGCCCGAACTCCTCGCTGTGCACGGCCGCGTCGTCGCTGACGACGCGGATGCGCGAGAGCGCCGACTCGAACTCGAGCGAAGCCTTGGTCGCCTCGACGAAGCCGTCGACGATCTTGTCGAACACCTGCGTCGTGCCGAACCCGGCCGAGAACCCCACCGCCGAGAGGACGACCTCGTCGAAGGCGGACTTCGCCTCGCGCGCCTTCCTGCCGGCGCCCTCCGCCGCCTTGCCCAGGTCCTCGAGCGGCGCGGGCTTGATCCCCGTGACCGCCTGCTTGATCGACGCCAGCGGCGCGCTGATCTCGTCGCGCAGGCGCGCGATGATCTGGAGGATGATGTTCGACTGCTCAGCCATCGCTCTTCATCTGGTCGATCGCCGCGACCTCGGAGCCTACCAGAGCGAAGACCTCGCCGAGGATCGGCGGCTGGTCGAGCCAGCCGCCCGCGTACGGCAGCGTGCCGTTGCGGTAGTGCCCGAAGAGCTGCACGCACAGCTCCGCGTCCGGCGATGTCTGCGACTTCGGGCAGCGCCGGTAGTCCAGGCCCTCGCTACGCCCGTGGCACAGGTCGCACGGCACGGAGCCGGCGCCGTTGCCCAGGCAGCGCGGGCAGGTCGCCCGGTAGACCGTGACCCGCGCGGGCGCGTCGCAGCCGAAGAGCGCGCGCTGCTCCGGGTCACGGCAGGCCGGGCACCGCGCGCGCTGCGGGCCGTAGGCAGCGTGGACTGCCGCTAGGATTTTCCCCGCTGCTCCTCGTCGAGCGTGCGCGAGGCCTCGCGCGCCGCGTCGAGCAGCTCGCCCATGCTCTCGACCGGGATCTTGCCCAGCGTCTCGTCGGTCGGGTGCCCGTCGGCCCGCGAGGTGGCGAACGGCTCGTCCTCCTTGCCGGCCAGCTTGCCGGTCGGGAAGTTGCGCCAGCCCTTGAGCGCGCGCCGCAGGAAGCCGAGCGCGTAGAGCGTCGGAGCGGCGTCCCGCTCCGGCGTGGGGCGGAGCCACTGCTCGACCATGATGCGGTCGACGGAGGAGAGGGGGCCGAAGATCCACGTGGTCTGCTGGTCGTGAGGGAGCTCGCGCTCCGCCTTGAGGACGTACTCGCTGCGGAGCGAGAGGTTGATCGGACGGGCCATGAGAAAGACTCCTGCGGAGAGGGGAGGGAACCGGCGGCGCGCGGCGGAGAGCAGCGCGCCGCCGGAGACGATCAGGCGAAGCTGCTCGGCGCGTTGTCCATGATCAGCACGAAGTCGTTGTCGATGTCGTGCTGCACGAAGCCCGCGGTGCCGGTGTTCGGCGCGAAGGTGATCTCGCGCGTCGCGCGGCCGTTGCGGTCGCCGTTGTCGACGTCGGTCATGCCGATCGACGGCAGCCAGAACCAGAACTTGTTGTGCGCCTCGGGCGTGGGCCGGGCGTACTTGAAGAACACGCGGCAGTTGACGTCGCTGACGAAGTCCGCGAGCGTGGCGAAGACCGCCTCCTGGTAGAGCTCGGGGTTGATTTTCCCGGTCGGCTTGCGGCCGGTGATCTCGTACTCGAGCACGCCGAACTCGGCGTTCGAGCACTGCCGCGGGTTGATCTCGTTGCCCAGCGTGAGCTCGACGGACTCGACGCACGGCGCGTACTCCTCGGTCGACAGCACGCCGGTGTCCTTGCCGAACACGAGGCTCGTGTTCTGGAAGATCGGCGGCAGCAGGTCGGGGTACGTGATCCCCGTCGTGCCGGCGGCGTCCTGGATGACGTTCTTGACGCCCTCGAAGTTGAAGTCGACCGTGGCCGGCTTGCCGACCGGGAAGTGGAAGACCGGCGAGCCGCGCGCGCTGGAGATCGCGACGCGCACGCCGTCCTCCCAGACGCCGAAGCCGATCGTGCAGCCCGCGAGCTGCTTCTCGGCGAGGTCGACGGTCGCCTCCACCGCGCCGAGGTTGGCGTCGCTGTTCGTCAGGTCGTGCAGCAGCTCGCCGGCCGTCAGGTGGCCGGTCAGGTTGATGCACGCGACCGAGCCCGCGCTCGCCGCGGCGAAGACGACGGTATGCGCCGCCTGCCAGCGCGAGCCGCTCGTCTGGCCGACCAGGATGTCTCCCTTCGTGATCGTGACCGTGCCCGCGGGCACGGGGACGGAGAGGCGGTGCAGGCTGTGGCTGACCGGGCAGAAGCCCTGGCCGCCGTCGAGGATCACGCCGGCCGTGTCGATGACGAAGTGCGTCTCCGTGGTCGCGCCCTCCGCATCGTCGTCGGTGACCTTGTTGCCCGCGACCGGCACCGTCAGGCCCGCCGCGCCGGCCTGCCACAAGAAGTAGTTGTAGGGCAGGTCCGCCGCGTCGTTCTGGTACGCGGCGAAGACGACCGGGTCGCCGTCGTAGTAGTCGCCGAAGCAGGTGACGTAGCTGTCCGCCGGCACGGCCGCGGCGGTGCCGTAGAACAGCTTCGTGCCGTGCTTGAGGTAGGCCGCGGCGCCGTTCTTCTTGATGCCGGCGCTCGAGACCTTGAGCTTCACGACCTGGATCTGCAGCAGGCCGCACGCGCGCAGCAGCGGCGCCAGCGTGTAGGCCGAGCTGGAGCTGAGCAGCTCGTGCGTCACGGTGCCGCTGCCGGTGACCTGCCCGACGACGCCCTTCGCGGGCGTCAGCGTGCCCTGCGCGATGTCGCGCTGCGTGATCTGCGGGTTGAACTTGACCTTCGGGTTGATCGGCAGGAAGGCCATGTTGCCGGCCGCGAAGAGGACGGCGCCGGTGTCGGGCGTCGCCCACTGGTCCTCGACCTTGACGGCGAGCTGGAAGTTACGTGTCAGCGGCATGGTTCGGCTCCTAGTGCGGTTCTGACGGGTCCGTGAAGAGAGTACGGTAGACGATGCGCAGGTTCACCTGCGCGCACGCGAGGGGCGAGCCGGGCAGCGCGGGGAAGATCTCCGTCGAGATGATCCGCGTGTCCATCGCCGCGCCCCCGCGCGAGTAGTCGGCCAGCACGGCGACGCGGACGTCGGCCGCGAGCTGCTCGATCTTGGTCTGCCAGTCGGCGTCCAGCAGCGAGCAGGTCAGCGCGACGTCGAGCTCGTGCTCGATGATCGCCTGCCGCTCCTGGTTGGAGGTCTCGACGACCGGGATGATCAGGCAGGCCGGCTGCTCCAGCCCGCGCTCGAGGATCCCGCCGCCCCAGCGCCGGACGGTCTGAAAGCGGTAGTTCGTCGCCGGCGGCGCCATCGCCGCCAGGACGCTGACGAGGTTCGCGAGCACCTGCTCGCGCACGGGGAGGGCCGAGGGGTAGCTCACAGCCCAAAGGCCTCCTCGACCTGGAAGCGCACCGAGCCGCGGCCCGGGCCGTCCAGGGACAGCTCCAGGGTGGGGCTGACGAAGCGCACGAGCAGCTGCGCCGCGTCCGGCGGCGTCCAGAGGAACGGCACGACCGGCCCCTTGACGCGGCGCCAGAACGCGCGCAGGTGGCCGAACAGGCGCGGGTGCGGCTCGGCGGAGAGCGCGAGCTCCCAGCGCCGCGGCGGTCGGTCCTCGATCTGGCGCGCGCAGGAGAAGCCCTCCACGCCGGCGTGCTCGATGGCGCGGACCTCGAGGATCGCGCTCGCCCCGGGGGCGAAGCAGACGTCCAGGGTCTCGGTCACGGCGCGCCTCCCGCGACCTCCGCGGTCGCCTGCGCCACCGCGCGGTTCAGGAGCGCCAGCCGGCGCGGCGCCAGCTCGTTCCAGGTCTGGAAGAAGCGCAGGCGCGGCGGCACGTAGATCGCGTGCGGCACGAGCAGGAAGTAGAACTCGAGCCCGCCGCTGCGCGCCGTGCGGCGCTGCGCCTGCGCCGGGTTCGTCGGGCGGCGCAGGTTCTTGTCCGTCAGCTGCGCGTTGGGGCCGGGCCGACCCGGGCCGCCGCGCTTGCGCTCGGTGACCGTCTGCTTCTTCGGCGCCACGAGCCAGACGCGCCCGCGCTTATCCTTCAGGAAGAAGGCGTCCTTGCGCTTGTCGAGCAGCGCGCGCGCGGTGAAGCGCAGCACGCCGGCCGAGGTCAGCGCGGCCTGCTGCGGGATCGTGAGGTTCTTGACGTTCTTCGGACTGATGTTGCCGCCGAACTCCTGCAGCCGGGCGTACTTCACGCCAGCCGAGAACGTGCGCAGCTCGAGGTTGGCCGGCGTGCCGCCGAGCACGCGGTAGCCGAGCGAGTCCTTGAGCCGGCCGCTGTGCGAGTGCAGCTCGTTCGAGCCGCGCCCGAAGCGGTTGCCGACCGTGCTGATGTGGTCCTGCCCGACCTGCTCGAGCGCCTTGCCCAGGCGCACGGCCGCCGCGGCCGGCAGCTTCGCCAGCACCTCGGCCACCTGCTGCGGGGTCAGCTCCTGGCCGCTCACGCGAACACCGTCCGGCGGTAGTAGGCGCAGACGCGGTCGACCGCCTTGAGCAGGTCGTACTCGCCCGTCGAGGTCGCCTCGCTGCCCGCCTGCTTCTCGGTCGTCGAGCCCAAGGTCTCCATGCGGCGGAAGCGGTGCGCGACCTGCATGTCGCACGCGCCCGCGATGTCCGGGTACGCCGCGATCAGCCCCGCGGTGTCGACCGCGAGGCCGCCGGTGTAGCGGACCTGGATGTAGGCCGGCGCCAGCGGCGCGAGCCCGACGCCGATGATCTTCGTCGCCGGCAGCGAGAGGACGTCCACGTGCCCGCTCGTCTCGTCGAGCAGATAGTCGGTGTTGCGCTCCCACGGGATCGCGTCGCCGCTAGTGAAGTCGCGCGTCGTGCTCGCGATCATCTCGACGTCCTGGGCGAGGTCGATCGGCACGCCGGGCAGGCTGAACGTCCGGTAGCCGGAGACCAGCGGGAAGACCTCGGTCCGCTCGACCCGCTGCGCGTGCCGCATCATCTGCCGCTCCATGAGCCGAGAGACCTCGGTCAGGAGCAGCGCGAGCAGCGTGTCGTCCGTCGACCCGGTGTGCTTGGTCGCGGCCTTCACGCGGGCGAGGGTCGAGAGGTCCATCAGGCGGTCACTTGCGCTTGCGCGGCTTCGGGTCGAGCTCCTGCTCGTCGGCGTCCGGGATCAGGTCGCCCTGCGTCTCCTCGCCGGCCGGAGCGGGCGGCGCGTCGGGAGCGGGCGGCGCGTCAGGCTGCGGGATCCCGCCCTTGAGCGCGCCGCTCTCCACGGCCGCGGCCTTCGCGGCCTCGCGGCGAGGGTTCGGCGCCGGCGGCTGCGCCTTGCGCGCGAGCTCGGCGCGGTACGCGCGGATCAGCACGTGCTGCATCGGCTTCTCGTCCGGCACGGCGCCTTCGGGCGCGGGCTGCATCTTGTAGTCCTGCCCGAGCAGGCAGTGCGTGACGAACGGGTCCGTCGCGTCGATCACGGTGCCGGGGCGCATCCAGATCCGGTCCTTGCCCTGCTGGTGCGTCAGCAGGCGCGGCGGGAGGTGGACGTACTTGTCGGCGCGGACCTGGAGCAGCTTGCGGGCGGGAGCGGTGTTCATGATCGGTTCCTGCGGAGAGGTTGGGGGAGGAGAGGTGCTGGGGCGCGGTCGGCCAGACCGCGCCCCGTCGTGATGGTGGCTCGCTCGCGCTCAGGAGGCGACGAGCGTGTCGGGCGACTGCGTGGCGATGTCGCTGGTCACCGGGTTGAGCAGCTCGATCGAGACGCCGTAGACGAACGACCCGCCGCCGGTCTGCGTGACGACCGGACGCACGTAGCGCCGGTACTCCGCGGTCGGCAGGAAGATCATCAGCTCCTTCGGCTTGTCGCCGTCGGCGCCGCTGGTGCTGTGCACCGAGGTCGCCGGGAACGTCGGTCCGCCGGAGATCGCGGCCCAGGCGCTGTGGTTCGCCGAGTCCTCGAGGCTCAGGGTGATGCCCTCGCCCCCGGCTTCCGCGCCGAGGTGCAGCAGGACTCGCATCCAGAGCCAGCCGGTCGTGTCGACGTATGCGCCCTGGACGTCGCCAGTGCGCGACGCCGGCACGAGGCAGTCCTTGAGGAGCGACTCGAATTGGGGATTACGGGTGGTCATGTTTCAGGTGTCCTTCGTGTCGTGGGTGGTTTTGAGCGTGAAGCGTGGCGGTCTGCTGGAGCCGCGCGCGGCTCCCACGCGGAGCAGCGCGCGGCTGCGGATCAGCCGATGGTCGTGGCGACCGCGAAGGACTCCACGTGCGCGACCTGGAAGTCGACTTCCATCGCCGAGAGGATCTGGATCTTGAGCAGCTTCTGGGCGGTCAGCGAGTCGGTCGTGAGGAACATCGTGCCCCAGCCGATGCGGTACATCTCTTCCCAGTTGCCGAAGACGATCGTCTTGGCCGGCGCCTGCGTCGAGCAGACGTAGGGGTAGCCCAGCAGCGTGTCGGGGAAGGCGGCCGAGAGCACGCGGCGCTCGGTCGGCTGGTTGTCGTTCGTGTTGGTGCCCCGGTCGACGCGGGTCTTGAGCGCCTCGAGCATGTCGGGCGACAGCAACCACTTCAGGTTGCCGAACAGCGCGTTCGCGGTGATCAGCTTGCCGATCATCTTCACGAGGTCGTCGTACGAGGTGTACGCCGCCGCGGTGCGGCCGCCCCAGTCGTAGGTCCCGATGCCGGGCGTCTGGAGGATGCCGATCGGCTCGCCGGACGCGCCGGTGCCGTTGATGCCGGCCGCGTCCCACTTCTTCGCGATGCGGCGCCCGATCGCGCGCCGGACCTGCGCCTCGGCGGCCGGGGCGCTCATGCGCATGAGGCGCATCGAGAGCCTGCAGGCCGTGGTGAGCAGGTGCGGGTACGCGCTGATCTGGCGGTACTCGACGTCGTCGGGCGTCACTTCGTCGTTCTCGCCCTGCCACTCGGCTTCGCCGTCGCTGGCTTCGCCGCTGATCTCGACGGGCGCGCTGGTCATGTTGTCCAGCACGGTCGGCCCGAGCTGCTCGATCGCCGAGCGCGGCTGCAGCAGCTCGATGAAGAGGTTCGCCATGACCTGCGCCGGGACCAGGAAGCCGCCGGCCGGGTCGCTGATCGTCGAGAGGTCCTTGTGCACGACGCCCTGGGCGTCGCGTGCCCAGCCGCCCATGCGCTGCGAGACGTTCGGCATGTAGTCGCCGAACTCCTGCGCCGCAGCGAGGCAGAGCTCGACCTCGAGGCCGCACTTCGAGTAGTCGCCGCTGATCTTGGCCTTCACGAGGTTGCTGATCTTGAAGTCCTTGATCTCGCGCGAGTCCCGGCTCAGGCCGGGCACGGCCGCGACGCGCAGCTTCTTCTCGAGCAGCTCGTCGCGCTCCTTGAGGCGCTCCTCGAGCATCTTCGCGAAGACCTCGGCGTCGGCGACCTTGCGGTCGTTGAGGTTCTTCTCCATCTCGGCGCGGAGCGACGCACCGAGGCCCTTGATCTGTTCGTTGAGTTGAGCGAGGTCCATGTGGGTTCCGTTCCTCCTACGTAGGGATGCCTTCGCGGAAGCCCTCGACGAAGACCTGAGTGAGATAGCTCTCGCTCAGCTCCTCCTGGGCACCCGCGTCCTTCGTCGTTCCCTCGCCGGAGGTCTGGCGGTCGGAACCCGAAGTGGTCTGGTGCTCGAGGAACTGCAGCAGTCCCCCGATGCTCTCGATGCTGACGGCGAGCGTCGCCCGCGTCTTGTCGTGCTCCGCGCGCAGCGCAGCGTGCGCCGTCTCGAGCGCAGCGAGGCGCTGCTCGAGCGTCGTCGTGGGCGCAGGCGCCGCTGCGGCCGGCGCTTCTCCCTGCGCCCCCCCCGGAGCGCCCTGCGCACCGGCCGCCGCGGCGCGTGACTGCGCGACCAGCTCGGCGGCCTCGGCCGCCGTCGCGTCGCCGGCCGGATCCAGCTCGGCGAGGTCGGGCTCGTCGAGGTCGTCGTCCTCGTCCGCGGAGCCGCCGAGCGCGGGCCGCGCCATGATGCGCGCCTCGGTCTCGCCGAGCTTGATGTTCGTCTGGAGCTGGCGCAGCGGCACGACCACGGGAGCAGGCGGAGCGGCGGCGCTCCGGCCCGACGCGCCGGTCTCCGCAGGTTGGCCGTTCCCACCCGGAGCGCCGAGCGCGAAGATCCGCCGCTCCGTATCCGCGAGCTTCTCGGCCTCGGCGTAGAACACGCTCGCGGCGTGCTTGTCGAGCTGGCCGCTGGCCTCCATGTCGCGCACCATCGGCACGAGCGCCTTGCTGAGCAGCGCGTTCGGGTTGGCCGGGATCGAGCAGTTGGACAGCTCGACCTGCTCGACCTGCGTGAACTCGACGCCCCACGTGCCCAGCCCCATCTCGAGCCGCTGCTCGGGCGTCTCCGGCCGGTTCGTCTTGTGCGGGATGAACCCGACGCTGACGGCGCGCAGGCCGCCGGCGTCGATCAGGCGCAGCACGGTCTCGCTCATCGGGTTGACGTCGGCCGCGAAGTAGTCGATCGACTCCAGCAGCACGGGCTTCCCGCCGCGGCGCGTCTTCTGCATCTTGACGACGTTGCCGATCGGCGGGTTCGCGTCGTTGTGCGCCCACAGCGCGACCGGGTTGCGCTCGAAGTTCGCGAAGTCCCAGCCGGCGACGCGGATGATGTCGCCGTAGCGGTCGGGCGTCTCGTCGCTCGCGATGAACGTGCGCTCGCGCGCGCCCTGCCCGTCGCCCGCGCGCTCCTCCAGCAGCTCGACCGAGGTGCGCACGTGCAGCTCCGCGTCGCTGCGGATCGCGACGAAGTCCTCGGGCTTGAGCGAGAAGACCTCCGCGTCGCCGGCCACGCCCCAGCGGATGCGTTCGGCGGTGCGGGCGAGGTCTGCGTTCTTCGAGAGGATGGCGAGTGTCATGGGGGCTAGACCTTCACGATGGGCCGCGCGACGCAGCGGCAGTTGATGACTTCGCCAGCAGGACCGCGCTCGTCGTGCGGCCAGCGCAGGTCGTGCTTGAACTCTTTGCCGAGCGCGCGGTGCTCGCCGTCGAGCTGCTGGTG